TGCGGCGGATCGGTGAATGCACCCTCGCGCATCCCACCATTCGAAGACGACGTACCACGTGTAAGACCCTGGCCCGGACAGATTGCCCACTCCACCATCCGCAAGGGTGTTGATATTGGGAACCTGCAAGAACCCGCACTCTGCGATCTGGTTCCCGTCGTAGGTCTGAGGGACGCCACCCGATAGGATGCTTACACCTCCCAGGCTGGCGCGACTCCACTGGCTTTGCGGGTTGAAGTTCAGGGATACGTCGAGCATGCCGACGTTGACGAACGTGGCGTCTTTGACCTGGTTCCCAACCGTCCTAAAGACACCATCCCCCGCGGTAACGACGCTCGAAATGCACGCGTCGAATGGACTGACCCCCATGGGGATCTGGTAGATGTCTGCGCTCGACCTGGGCTGAATGGTCGCGATGGGTCTCATGAAGATCGTGCTTGATCCGTCCCTCGTGAGCTCCACAAGGAATTGGCTGTTCTGCACGTCCTCAGGAAGGAGAGATGACGTGACCATGGTGTACAGTCGGCCGTTATTCCCAAACAGCCGACTAGTGAGAAAGTAGTAGTGGGTACTTCGCAGCGGACCGAGCGTAAATCCGCTGGTCGCGGTGATCCATTGCGTAATCTGCGAGCCCGCCGAAGTGCTAGCCACGATGAGATGATTCGGATCGAATGCATAGGTTCCCATGCGCTGCACTGGGTTGCTGGCCGTGTAGGCGGTCGCGGTCGGTAGGGTAATTCCGCCCATTCCGGGCTGACCCGACTTACCATACTGGACAACGTGCGACGCATTGGCCCAGGCGACATACGCTGTACCATCCTGAGCCGACGTGATCGAGGTGCACTGAATAGGGCCACTGCTCTCGGCGAACGTGACGTTTCCAAACGATCCGCCACTGACGTCAAACCAGCTGACCTCGATCTTGTTGGACACAGACGTCACGTCGAAGATGACAGCGAACTTGTTCGCGGCCAGCGAAACATTGGCCATTGCGCACGCGTCGAAGATTCGAGGCGTGTTCGCCGAGAGAAGAGCGCCAGCCATAGCCGTCCACGTGTAGCTGGTTGGCGTCCCTCCGAGCGGAAGCGACCAGCCATATACGTTGCTGGCATCCTTTTGCCCTGCGACCAACACCACCGTGTTGCTTGGTTGGAGTGTGAGCAGCACGACCTTCGCCAGGTTGCCCACGTTCGTCACGCGGGTAGGCTGCGAAACGGTCGCGCCCGTGGCGGCGTTCACCACCATCGCGTACGCGTCCTGCGTTCCGTTTTGCAATAGGTCTGAGATGAACGCGTAGACGAGATAGCCGTTGCCGTTGGCATCGACCGCGTACGCCACGTCCGGAGAAGTGAACGTGTAGACGCTCTGCGCGATCGGGTCCCACGTCGCAACGCACTCGGGAACCATACCCTTCTGCGCCCACGCACCGGACGCTCCAGTCAGCGCAGGGTCGCGCGTATAGAGGCCGTCGCCGTCAATGGCACACAGCTCGTTGTTGTGCGCAAAGAGTCGCTGAGCGGCGCTGAGGTTGGCGAGGGCGGTGAATCCGTACCGCTTGGCGATTGCGCCCCCCTTGGCGAATTGACCGTTCGTCACACTGGTCTGCGTGCCTGGGTTGACCCAGGTCGGATCCGTCTTCTCGTCCTGGCCTTGCGCGAACGGGAGGGAGATGATCTGCGGCTGCATCAGAACACGTAGACGTCAGCGGTACAGTTGGCGGAGAACGCGAGGTTCACAAACTGTGTAGCCTTGGCACCGGCCGGCAACGAGGTCTCATAGGGAGAAGTCGACGCAGCTGCCTGCACGCGCGTCGCGATGTACCCCTGATAGGCGCGACCGAGCTGGTGAGCGATTAGCCTTGGCGTACCAGCCGTAAATGCGAGCCCCTTGAACAGGACGCCGCCGAGGAATGGCAGGCCAAGAAGTGCCAGCGTTTGCTGGATGTTGTCCTGGAGCTCGCGTAGGGACTTCGTGAGCATCCCCGGCTTGCCGACGTCTGCGACATCGATATGAACGCGGCGCATCGGTACGACGTACGAACGCGACGTCACGACCTGGCCCGCGACGGTGGCCACTGTCGTAGGGACAGTGATCGTGCGCGTCGCCATCAGAAGATCTCCGCGTCATAGTTGCTCGCCAGATCTTGGACGCGCTCCGCCATGCCGCCGCGCTGTGCGCCGAACTGCTGGATCCTCGCCTCGATGCGCGCCTTACGCGACTCGAGCATGGTGAGCATCTCGGCATCGCCATCCTTGATGAGGAGCTTGATCGCCGCGTCGAGCACGGCGTGCTCTTCCCACCCGTTGACGCCGTCGAACAGGTCGCCCGGGTTCGCCAGCTTCGGGCAGGCAGGGACGTAATTTAGATTCACCTGGACCGCGCTCGTCGGTGTCGGGATGAGCGCGATATTGCTACCCTGTTCCTGGTAGTAGACAGGCTGGTTGTAGACCCACCCGGTATTCCAGAACTTGAAGATGTTGCGCTCTGCCTCAGTGAACTTCTTGGCGGATAGGGAGATGGACGACGACCAGAGGACGTCGACCGAGATGAGCGCGAGGAAGTCTGCCGGCAGCGTGTACAGCGCTTGGCCAGTGATGGTCGTGATGCCGAACTGGGAGCGGTAGTAGTTGTCTCCTACCGCCAGGCGAATGAGGTCGTAGGTCTCGGCAAGCGACTCGTTGAGCGCATCCGTCACCTCGGCATCAGGGACGAACGCCGTCGCGCCCTCCAGGTTCGCGCGCTGACGCACGCGTCCCTGGAGAGTCGTCAGGGTAACAGTGCGGGCCAATTAGTACTCCTCGTCGGAGTGCTCCTCGTCCTCGTCCTCGTCTCGCTCTGCCATGCAGAGATCGAGCAGCGTGTCGAAGGCGACCACGAAGCGCTTGCAGTCTTCTTCTTTGAAGGCTGCAAGCATCTCCTCGGCCGCGTCTTCCTTCGCGCCGTCGATGTCGTGCTCCTCTTCTTCCTCGCCGTCGTCCTTCTTCTTGGCGAGAATGAGGGCGATATCCGGCTCTTCTTTCTTCATGTCGCCCTCACTTCTTGAGTGTCGAGTTTCGGAACGCTGCCGTAATGCGGACCGTTCGACCGCTGTAGTCGGTCTTCGTTCCACCCGCGGATCGCGTGAAGAGCGTGAACACGATCGGAGTCGACGTGCCCTCGTTGGTGACAGATCCGATCGACGCGTACGCGCCGTCGTTCACCGTGTCGTCGAGGTCGGCCATGATGCTCACGACCTTGTTGAAGTTGTCCTTCAACGTGATGATGAGCGTGCCGACTGCGCTGTACGCAATCGACGCGATGATGTCCGCGCCATCGAACGTCGCCGACAGTGGCGGCGACGCGCCGTTCGTTTGGAACTGGAAATCCGCATACACACGACCGAAGCCGTATGAGAAGCTGGGATAGAAGGAACGATTAGCCATCGTGTCCTCCGATCACCAGACGATCGACGCGTTCCATCCGGGCGCGCCCTTGGAACAGACGAGGTTGTAGTAGCTGCCGACGCGGAACGAGTAGGAGTCCGTATTCGGATCGCGGAGCAGCATGCGTCCGTCGTCATCGAGGATACTGGGTGCATCACCCGCACTCGCGAGCTCCCAGTTGCTCAGCGTAAGCAAGAAGCTCTTTCCCGCCGGGCAGTTGAGGTCCGCGACGATCTTGACCGGCCCGCTCGGCGCGTCGAACCGGATGACCCGGAATCCAACCTTCGCCGTGTCAGTCGGGCGAGCCTCCTCGTAGAAGACCTTCGAGCCGAGCGCCTTGACCAAGTTGGCCCAGTCGATCGGATTGACCATCAGGTGATCGGGCTTGCCACCCTCGCGAACGAGTCGCGCGGCAGTATCCACGAGCACCTCTTCCATCGGCGCGCCGTTGCCAGAGAACGTTACGCCCGCGAGGCGGTTCGGGAACACCGAACGGTTGACGCCGAAGAAGTTGTCACCACCCGCAGGAGCCGTCGTGAGCAGCCACGCACCGAGACCTGCGCAGCACGCGTTGTAGTCGCCTTGCTGGAAGATGAAGTCGTTGACCGCGACTGCCGCGATACCGGCCGACCAGTTGCCGGTACAGGTGATCGTTCCGGTATTGCCGTTGACCTTCGAGATCGTGACAGTTCCCGTCCGGACACCGCCGCCACCCGTGCCGTCGTCGGCCGAGACCTGGAGCACCATGCCGGGCTCGAAGTTCGTGATGTCCGCGATGTTCGCGAGCGTGATGGTCGGAGTGCCGACCGCCGACGTAGATGAGATCTGTCCGCGCGCTCCGCCGCCGTTGCGGTAGAGGTCAATCGCCATGGCGCGCGTTGCGGAGAGCATCGCGCCGTTGATCTCGTTCGTGAGCAGGTCGACGAACGTGTTCTCGCTGCCCTTGCCAGCGCGGATCGCCTCACCGGAGATCGACCCGTAGCCGTACTTGGTCACACGCGTGACCTGGTACGCCTGGTAGTTGCTGGCTGTGACGTTGGTCTGTGCGTTCGCGAAGACCGACGACGCACCGGCCGTGGTCGCAATGCGAACTGGGAACTTCCAGTTCTGACCACCGGCATCCGTCTGCTTCTTGAGCAGCGCGAAGAGCGGATTGTCTGGATAGACGATGTCGGCTACAAACTTCGGATTCAGGTAACGCTGCTTGATGGCATTGGCCGCAGCGTTGATATCGAGAATGGACATGACGCGGCCCCGGTCAGGGTTCGCCGCGCGCTACTCCGTCCGCCCTCCATGGGCGCGCTTCGGAAGCTTCGCGGCTATTCGCCGCGCATCCTTCGGATCTGATCTGCTAGTGCCGCCCTCGCCTCGTCCTCACTCATGTCGTAGAGGTCTTTCGAGAGCGCGCCTTTCTGCGCACTGGCATCGTTCGTCAGGGTGCGTGGCTTGCCGGTCTGACTCTTTTCTTGCCGACCGCTGGCCGTGTCCGTCTCGTTGGGATTCGACCCCAGACTCTTCGCCTGCGCCTCTCTCTTTTGGCCAGGCTTGATTCCACCGTAGAGACCTTCCAGGTACTTAGCGACTTCTTTAGCGCCTGGATTCCTGCGGCCGTTCGTGCGTCGCATCACCTCGTCGGCAACCTCGCATGCCTCGCGAAAGAGCGACTGACCACGAGCCGCAGCGTGTGCGGCGAGCGCGGGGTACTTCTCTTCGTCGGCGACGAGGGTAAGGAACTCATCGCGGGAGCTGGAATATCGATGCATCGCTGTGGCGCGCTGCGCCTGCTTCTTGGCCTCCTCGCGCTCCGACTCCCGCGCCGCTCGCATCTCCGCGAGCTCCTGTTTCAGGCTAGCGATCTCCCCTTCGGGCGTGCCTTTCTGGATGGCACTCCGTACGAGCTTCTCCGGAGGCACACCCTGCTTCTCGAGCCATGCCAGAGGATCGGACTTCGCCGCGTCGAGGGCGGATGCTGTCAGTCGTAGGCGTTCGATCTCCGCATCACGCGCGGCGATCGCAGCCTGCGCTTGCTGGACCTCCTCGCGCGCGGCTTGACGTTGACGCCAGCGCTTCGAGGCGGCGGCGGCTGCGGCCTGTGCGCGCTCGATGCGCGACGGCTCCTCAGGCTTCGCAGGCTCCGAGGCCTCGGGCTTCGCGCCCTCCTCGGGAGCGGGGGTAGGATCGGTAGCAGTCGGTTCGACCGCGAGCGGCGCAGCACTCGTCGGGGTCGTGGTGGTAATCGCTTCTGCTTCTGACATGCACCTTTCTCACTGCATGGCTGGAGTCGGCATTGCTGGCGGAGGCGGAGCGCCTGGAGGAGGCGGAGCGCCGGGAGGGGGTGGCGGAGCTCCGGGCGGAGGACCCTGGCCAGGAGGCGGAGGAGGTGGTGCGGGCGGAGTCAGCATCGCCTTGGCTTCCTCCATCCACCGGCGCATGAGCTCGAGCCTGTCCTCCGGCAGGCCAAGCCTCTCGCTCACGAGGTAGGCAAGCTGCACGCGCTTCAAGCCGTCTTGCAGATTCAGGAACGGCTCAGGACCTTTGTACTTGCCCGCGCGCATGTCCTCGATCATCGCCATCACGGCGTCATACGAAGCGTTCTCGTATGAGTTGATCGCTTCGAGGTCCGGGAAGTCGAGCAAGCGCTTCGCGTCGCCAGCGTCGATCCATCCTGCGTTCGCAAGCTCCTGAACCTGCTGCATGCGTGCGGCCGGATCGTTCGCGAATGCGTTCGTCGGATACAGCTTGAGGACGTACTCTTCCTCTTTCAGGTTCACGTCTCGCCACTTGATCGACTGCATCAGGTTGCGAGACGTCGCCTTGACGCTGTACTTCGGATTGCGCTCGGCGATCTCTTTGGCGAGCGTGATGGTCTGACGCGCGAGCGAGAGATACCAATGCTGGTACTCACGCACCGACACGACGAAGCGATCGGACTCGACGTCCGCGAAGACGCGAAGCGCCTTGCCACTGTTCAGGCCTGCCGGCTTCTGCGATTGCGCGGCAAGTTGGCTGATGGCGGAGATCTCGTACGCCTTGGCGTAGAGCTGCCACAGGTGCTGGTAGATCTCCGGCGCAACGGTCTGCCCTGTCACCAGCTGCGGCGGTGTACCGCTGTACCGAATGACCGATCCAATGATGTTGTCGATCGCGTTGGTATTGACCTTCGAGCCATTCTCGATCAGCCAATGTCCAGCGCCGAGCAGATGGTGCGACTGCTGGATCTTCGCGAGGAGGATATTGATCTCGCGCTGAATGCCGCGAAGCTCTTCGGCGAGGCCAGTTCCCCACCACCCGAGTAGCGGCTTCGCGCGACGGAGCGGAACGAACGGGAAGTCGTCGCGCGTCCATGGCTCCTCGAAGAGCGTCGCGTTGTTGATGATGATGCAGTGAAGACCATCCTTCGACGCTGCGCTCGAGCGCAGGTGCCATGCCTCGATGACAAGGATCTGATCGGCCGTCGAGTCGTACGACCAGTCTTCGCGCGCCTCCTCGTTCGGACTCCACGCCTCGATCGCCGCTTTGTGTTCGGGGAACACCTCGATCGCGACGAGGCGATCGATGTACCGTCGCTGGTAGATGCTGCGCGGCTCGCCGTAGTAGGCCTCCTGGTCATCGACGAGCAGCTCCCACGGCATGATGCGATCGACGCAGATAGACTCCTCGTCGTCGTCGCCGTGGGCGTAGAGCTTGACAATGCCTGTGCCACTGACCGCGGAGTCGAGGACGATGAGCGGCGCGAGCTCGTAGATGTCTGACTCGTAGAACTGTCCCTCGATGAACTTGTCGAGCGACTGTGCGCGCTGCTGGAGCGCCCAGTCTCCTCCGGACGTGATGAACGTGACCTTCGGACGCTCCTTCGTAATCTTGGCGACGTACGCATCCGTGCACGACTTGACGACGTTGAGCGCGAGACGTGGTGCAGCGTTGAAGCTGCGACGCGAATAGCCCGCAGCGCCAAGCGTCGAGAGCGGAAAGTTCCCGTACATCCGGTTGTAGAGGCGGAGCTCCTCGCGACGGCCGGCCTGCGCAGCCCAGATGCGCGCCGCGACCGCAGCGATGTACGTGTGGCGATCGGACAGCCCGTCCTTCCACCAGCGCGCGTCGACTCCGGACATCATCCGCCGCTCGACGCGAGCAAGAGATCTTCTTCCTGCGCCTTTGCCTGCTCAGGTGTGAGCACGACCGGAGGCGGATAAGCGACCAGGGTGTCAGGCGGAGGAGGGCCTAGCTTGAGTCCATTCCACTCGACGACGCCAAGCTCGCGCATCCTCGACACGCGTCGAGCCATGTCGTTCATCTCGGCGCACTCCTGTGAACAGCACTGACCCGATAGCCGGAAGTACTGTCCGTCAGCTTGCTTGCCGCACTCGGCGCACTTCACTTCTTTTTCTTCGGCCGGATTCTCTCAGGAAGCTTCTTGCCCTTCGGCGTGTGCTTCTCGAACTCTTTGGCGACCTTCGGATCTTTGGCGTACAGCGCGCGACGCTGCGCCTCACTTCGGAACGGCATTACTCCGCGGCTTTCGGTGTGTGTTCTCCGGGCGACTGCGCAGGGTCGAGATCCATCCACGTCACGTTGTGCACTGGGACGATGCGCTTCCGACCGCCTAGCTTGTGCGCGACGGTGAGCAGTCCCTGCGCGTAGTCGAGCGTGTGCCTCTCGCTCGTGAGGTAAGTGACACGCGTGCCCTCACCGGGCGGTTGAATCGAGTGCACGAACGCAGCCGCGTAGACCTTCATTCATGGTTGCTTCGGTAAGGGTCATAGTTCCAATGCGAGGGGATGAACGACGACACGCACGGGGTTCGATGCGTGTACGTGGTCGCCTCGCCGAGGAATGGGGAAAGGAGGGAGCTCGCGATGCCGAGCCGCCGAAACTCGCGCTTCACGTAGACGAAGTGCACGACCGTGGCCTCAGTCGCGGACCACCCCAGGATGGTTTCAGGATCTTCCGGCAGGCAGGCGACGAGGATGTTTGCCCGGGACAAGAGTCTTCGGATCTTCGCCTTCTGCCCTCGGATGTATGCACCACCCGCATCGCGAGCCACGGCACTCGGTCGATAAGACAGCATCCACGAGTCGACGATGAACGGCGCGTCGCCTTCGCTTGCAGGACGCATCGCGAACGGGAAGTGCTCGGGAACGGTGGCGACCGCAGTCACGAGCTTACCGTGCTCGCCTCGCCGTCAGGCTGGCGACTTTCCTACAGCCAGTCCTCTCCGAACTCCGAGTGAAACCCCTCGCTCTCGAGGCTTGACTCTCGACGCTGGCGATCGAGGCGATGATGGTGCTGATCCTCGATGCGCACGGCCTCGGCGTCCGCTGCCTCGCGTGTGCCTGGCTTCGGAGCTTCGGTGAGTGGAGCCTCGTGGTAGGCTCGGCATGCGCGCCAGCCATACAGCGCGCCGTCTGCCTCGTGATTGTTGAAGCCAGCGGCTTCCTTGATGCGAGTCTCGTCCCACGGGAGCTCGAGCCACTCCGCTTGTAGGCCCATCGTCGATGCGCGCACAAGCTTGATGCGACGTCGCGCCAGGTCGCCATTGAACAGCGATACGAAGCCGCGCTTATTCTGCTTGTCGGCTGGCTCCACGGGTATCGTGTGGCGTTGGCGCATCTCGGTCGCGAAGGCTTTGCCGAGACCTCCGACGTCGCCGACGACGCGCACAAACCGCCAGGTCTTCTCAAGCTCACTATACCTCTCAGCCGCGTCGCTTGGCGACATGCCCTCGTGCTTCTCGCTGTGCACCACATAGACGCACGGATCGTTGTCTCGCCACCCGAGGACGACGAAGCTCGTGGCGTTGGTCACCCCGAAGTCCATCGCGAGAATGAAGTGCTGGAGCATGGGTGCCTCCTCGACGAGATTCGCTTCGCTAAAGTCCGAGTACACTAGGCCACCGGGGTCACGCACCCACAGGCCCTCTTCGAGCTGCTTGCGCGTCGCAGTGTCTAGCTGCGCGAGCGAGCGTCTGTACTCCTCGACGTCGAGGTGCGGATTGTCGTCGAGCGTCGAGGGCACGAACGCCCTATCCTCGCGCGTGGCTTCGTCGATGAATCGACGATGCACCCACGCATGACCGATATCACCTGGGTTCGTTCCGGCGCGAGCTCGCAGCGGTACGCGGCTTAGACTCTTCGGCCTACGAAGACGCGAGAGGAGGTAGCGATACCACCGCTCTGGCCACTGGGTTAGCTCGTCGATGCCGAGAAACTGCACCTCTGCACCTTGATAGTTGCGAAGGTCGTTCTGCGAATCGCAATATCCGAAGCTAAGCGTCGCGCCCGAAGGGAACGTGAACCGCTTATCGCGCTCGTTCCATGGCACCTTCGCGCGTAGCCAATCGAGCGCACGATCCATGATGGCGTTGGGCTTTGCGAGGTCGGTGTATTTGCGACGTAGGATTAGGGCCGCATAGCCAGGTACATGCACATATTCGAGTGCGGCCATCAGAAGCGCATCGCTCTTGCCACCGCCAGCGGCGCCACCGTAGAGCGCCTCAAGACAGTCGAGCGCGAGGAAGGTGGATTGCTTTGGCGTGGGCGTGTGCGGACAGTAGTTCCGCGGTCTCAGCGCAGCGGCGAGATCGTCGGCGATGTTCATCTTACGCGCACCGCTTCGCCGCCCATCGCATGAAGTGCGCGCACGAGGCACACGAACGAATCCCATCGTGAAGCAGTGCGCTGGTGCACTGAACGCACTCTTCGCCACAACCCTCACACCGCGTTCTCCACCATGCCTTCGTGACAGCACGCAAGCCAATCTCCTCGCGCCTTAGCACGATAAGCAATCCGAATCGCCAGCCCCTTAGATCGGGCGTGCGACGCTGGATTGGAGGTACATAGATCACGCACTCGCTTTCGGTTCGATTGCTTCACTTACAGCCGCAGCTGCTTCAGGGTACGGTAACAACGCGGCCACGATCTTCCCTTTCATCTCCACCCATTCCGGCGAGGCCACGAGGACATTGACCGTCGCGCCCTCCTTGATGTCACCGACTAGCTTTGCCCACTGCGTGACCCACTGTCGCAGTTCACCGAGTGCAGAGATGGCGAGCTGTAGGCTTTCCTCTTTGCCCTCTCGCAACAGATCCTCAGCCTCGCGGATACCATTCGTGAAGTAGTCGTACGAAGAGCGCGCCGCCTTCTCTTGCTTCTCGGCGTGCTGCTTGATGAGCGCTTGCGACACGTGCGCCTCGTGTCGTTGCAGCGTAGTCGGGGCCACATCGAATTGCCCCGCCATGACCCGGAAGGATGCAGCGTGCCGCACGAGCGCGAGGTCAATAGCCTTTCGCTTCGGGTGACGGCAGATCGTGCACTCCTGGGGCATCACCCACCCCTTTCCGGATCCGCCCCAAGCATGTCTTCCACCTGGTCTATCGCCGTCTGCACCCCCGACATCAGACGCTGTGCATTGCGCAAGAAGCCAGCAACGCCACGCAGGCCAGCGCGGTATGCGTCGATGCGGCGACGAAGCGCAGCGTTCTCGTCGCGCAACCATAAGAGCTCGCGGGTGGTGCTCACATTGACCTCACTACGCGAACGATGCTCGCAACAAGTTGCACCAAGGCCGCGACGGACAGGACCCACACTGCAATGTTGACGTTTCGGTCAGCCGCCTTGAGGTGATGCATCGTCGACTCGTTCAGTCGTCGAGTCTCTTCGCGAATCTCTTCGAGTGTCCGATCACTCACGCCGCCACCCTCCTCGCCGCATCGACAACCTGCAATGCCTCTTCGACACTTCGCACGACCCCGGTCACACCGTTGAGGAACGCCACGCGATCCAACCACTGGATCTGCTCGGGTCTTGCCGGCTTGCCCTTCGGCATCTTGACTTCGAGCGCGACGAACCGACCATCGCGCATCATGCCAACGATATCCGCCGCACCCTTGCCCAGACCTAGCAACTGGTGTCCACGCCGACCGCCGTTGTGCCGCATCACCCAGCACCACCCCGTCGCGTTGAGCGCGTCGATGATGGCGCGCGTAAGCTCGGCTTCGGGCTGGCTCACGATTGCTCCAGCCACGCGCGCAGCATGAACAGTCGCCCCGAGCGAGCCATTTCGTCTATCGCATCTGACTGCTTCATG